TAAAAGTATCTTCCATTAAGAAGTTTATTTCATCATTAGTTAAATGAGGTTTTGTTTGCTTGTAATATTCAAACACAACATCGTTATCGTTTAACTTGCTATAATCTTGATTAAGTTTCACGTAATCGTTTATATCACCACCAGTTTCATCTATAAAGTCAACTAACTTTTGTATGTTTTCTGGTAATGGCTTACCTGTTGCTTCTGCTTCAGCTATAGCTTCTTCAACTTGTTCTTCTACTTCTGCTACTTGCTCTTCAACAGTATCTTCAGTTACTTCTTCTAATACTGTTGTTTCTTCTTGTGCTTCAGCTTCCGGTTGTATTTCTTTTTGTTCTTGTGTGGGCTCGGCATTTTCAGGCTCTGCAACCACTCCGCTGTCGTCAGCGTTATCTTCTTTAGTTTCATTTTCTTCTTGGTTTATTGGTTTATCTAAATCTATTTTTATAACGTTATCATCTTGTTTTGGTTCTTCAACTTTAACTTTAGCAACGTTGTCTTGTGTAGTTTCTTCAACTACGTTTTCATTTTTTTCTTCCATAATATAATATAATAATAATTAATAATTTTAACTAGGTTCAAAAGCACCTAAATCAAAACCGCCTCCCATAATATCATTACCTGCAGACTCAAAGTTTTTAGGCGGTTTATTAGTATTTCTTTGCTCAATCATTTCACTTTGTTGAGAAGCTTGAATCCTTGTTCTTTCGTCTTTACGATCTTCTTTTTCTTTTTCTCTATTTTTTAATCCTTCAGTTTCTGCATTCTTTAACTGCATGTTATACTGAAACTCTATATTCATAAGTTCTTTTTTAAGCTCGGTTTCTTGAATTAGCTTTTTAGCTTCACTTTCTGATTTAGCCTGAATTAACATCATTTCGTTTTCAGTAATAACTTTATTTTTTTGCATATCTAACTGTGCTGCGGTTTGTTGTGATTGCATGTTGGATTGAGACTGTAGCTGTATGTTTCTTTCTTGTAAAGCTTGATCTCTTTGTTGTTTTTTCTTTCTACGTATTTTAAGTATTTGATTAGCTAATTTTAAGCTTTTTATTTCTCTTACGTCTATAGCGTCTTCTAAGTCTATACTTTGTTGTTGCAATGCAACTTGAATATTATTTTCTAATAACATTTTTTCTTCTTCGTCAGGTTGAAGTTGAATAAATATACCAAAGTCATACAAATATAAACTAGATATTTCTTCTAACGTAGCAACGTTGTGAACACCTATAGCTTCTATAAAAGCATCTTTTGTTGGTGAGTACTCTAGTATATCAGAAACTCTAAGCGATAAACACTCTGCGGTTTGTGCCGTTAAAAACAAACCAGCTTGTAATATATGTCTTGTTGCTGTGTTACTATTAGCAGCTGCTAATTTTTGCACGCCAACCAAAGCGTTTTTGTCAGGCATACTACCGTCTCTAGCTTCATTAAGACCGGTAGTATCTCTAATCATTTGTAAGTAATAATTATAATTTGTTATTAAAGCTTGTATTTTGTTACCTCCACTACCACTAGTTATTTCTTGTATAGGTACTTTGCCAGGATTTAAATCACCATCTTGTGTGAATGATCTACCAATAACACTACCCGTTTGAAAGAACATGTTTAAAGCTTCTTGTGGATTATAATTTGTACCATTACCTAAGTCTATTTCAGCTAAACCATCAGCATCAAGGTAAACACCGTCTGGTACTATACGTGACATTACTTGTTGTAACTTTAAATGAGTAAGCTGTATCATATCAGCAAAACCAGTTATTCTACCAACTAAAGATTCTATTTTACCTTCGTACATACGAGGAGCTACAATACTATAGTTCATTTTAACTTTAGTGTAATCACTTTTAGGCCTAAGCATATTTCTTGCCATTTCCCATTTTAAAAGTTTATTAGTACCTAATATTATAGCACCATCATATAAAACCTCTATAGATCTTTGTAGCTTAGCGTATTGACCTTCTTTATTTTCAGGTGGATTAAATTGATCGTCTTTTTCAATTATTTTATCAGCTCCAGTACCAGTTTCTTTAACTTTGTAAACTTCGTTCATATAAGTTTTATAATTAAAATATAAAACTTGTATTGTGTTAGTATCTTCTTTATCTTTAGTATAGTTATTGTTATAATTAGATCTGTAAAAAGATTTATTTTTCATTATTTCTTCAAGATCTTCGTGCTCTAAAAAAGGAAACTCTTTTGCTAGTTCGTTTACAGGTATATGTTTTACTTCACCTACGTAATATATATCATCAAAATATGGTGAATCTGTATATGAATAAACAAGATTTGCAGGATCCACATAATCAACAACAGCGCCTTCTGAAGTATTAAAACTAGTTTTAACAGCACCAATACCTAAAACTGTTAAATCATAATAAAAACGTTTTTTAATTAATTCGTAATTACTACCTTCTAGTAGCATATTAATACCTTGTTCTTGGGCTAATTCTATTGATTGTTTGTATGTTAACTGCATATGCAACATTAACTCTTCTTCAGACTCTGGAAGTTTTGAAGGATCATTTTCATAAAGATTTATACCAAACTCTGCTTGAGCAAAATCATTAAAATCTTTTATTCTCATATCTTTCAACAAAGACCTCATATATTCGTTTCTTTGTGCTACGCCATATGGATCTTGAGAAAAAGCTGTTATATCATATGTTCTTTCAGCTATACCATTAACAACTATATCTACAAATTTAGGTATAATAGGAACAGGAGTCCAGTCTAAATTTAAATAAGACAAATCACCATTAATAGATAATTCGTCTTTATATTTTTGTATTGATTGTTCACCTCTTGCATATAGTCTTAATCTATGAAAGTCATTACGACTATTCATATATCTATTTAAGTTTCTATCGTTATTAAACCATTCAGCTTCTATAGCTTTAGCGACTTTTAAACCATAGTCATAACTTAACTTTTCAGCATCACTTACAACTTGACTAGGAAAATAACTTTTATTAGAATATCCCATATTTATTCTTTGATTATTTGAGACATATTTCCATTGTTAGAATATTTAGAAATATGTATATTTAATTTTTGTTTTTCTACTTTAACGTTTGGCGCGTATAAATGTCTATTACAAGCCATTATAGCTAGTCCACTACTTATTGTAGCGTCAAACTTTGTTCTTTTATTTATATCAAACTTAGCCCAATCATTTAACAATTTATTAAAATAAAGATCTCCATAGCTTCCATCTTGCTTCATCCCAACGTGATCTTGTATGTACATTTCAATAGCAGCTGCATGAGCTTGTTTTATATCTTCACTAGAGTTTGGTATACCACCTATTTCTTTTTCAGCAACAGATAATTTGTTCCAAACTTTATCTGGCCTGTTCATACTAAAACCTCTATAGCCTCTACGTCTTAAATAGTATAGTAACCTAGGTTTATTATTTTCTGCAAGTATTGGCATACCATAAAACACTAATGCCATCAACACATCTTCAAAAAATATTTCAGCCGTAGGTGGTCTTGATAAGTATTCTAAAAAGAAGCTATTAGCTGGAGCGTCCTCCATGCTGAACTTAGTTAGTCCGTGAAGTGCTCCTTTTGAACCTTCACCATCTACGGTCCCGGATATATCGTATGAGTCACAACCAAAAGCACCCATATGTTCATTACCAGGATATTTAATACCGTTTTTAATTACCACTCTATTTTGTAATTGTTGTTTAGGTGTCCAGCTAACTTTAAATCTACCTTTTGGATCTGGATAAAATATAACGCTAGTATCTTTAACACCATTAACCCAAGCAAAATTTCCTTGTGTTACACCTAAGCTATTACTTAGTTCTTCGTTGTAATCTATTTGTTCGTATATTTTTACTAAGTTAAATATACTATTTTTTGTTTCATCTCTAAACGCGTGTTCTTCTGTGCGTGGAAACTGGCGATAAAATTCATTTAAAGCATCTTGATCATCTTTTAAACCATCAGCTTCGTTTTGCCAGTTATCAATTACACCTACATCTATTAGTTCACCATCTGGGGCGAAGACATCTGTGTCAGGTGTAGTAAATACTGGAACTCCGTACTCATCAATAAATCCTTCGTAG